GAAAGAATAGATTCTGAATCTCTTGGTGATAGAGTTGTTAATCGCCAAAATATTCCTATTATGCGTTCTAGGAATATTGAGTTTATTGTTACAAAGGTAAAACCAAGAACACAGTTATTCCCATTCTTTGATGGAGAAGATGTAGCCAAGTTTACTTTCCCTAAACTTTTGGAAGTAACCATGAATAATGGTACATTCCAAGTTGGAGAGACAATTATAGCAACTCCTTCTATTTTGGATGAAGGTGCTAGAACTTCAACTACTCCATATATTCAATTCAGAGCTGCAACTCCTAACCATAAGTATGGACCATATAATGCTCCAACTGATACTTACACAGTAAATCCATATCTAGATGAACAAGGAATACCTGAAGTATATACTTCAACAACAACCATATTAAATGTTGATACATTTAGTTTACAGTTACAACCTCAAGGACAGTATTTTGGTTTCCTTAATGGAAATATGACACTTAGAGGACAGTCAAGTGGTGCTGAAGCAACTATTACAACTACTCGTCTTATAAGTGATAATGTTGGTACTTTAATAGGTTCATTCTTTATTCCTGATTCTACTATTAATGAGAATCCAGAATTTGCTGCTGGTACAAAAACACTTCGTTTATCTTCTTCCGCAGTTAACTCTTTAGTACCAGGAACTGTTACTTCATCAGTTGAAAGAAATTATGAATCTTCAGGTGTTATTGAAACTCTTCAAGAGACTATTATTAACACAAGAAATGCTGAAGTTGTTACTGAAAATCTAACTGATAATAGAACTCTTACTGATGTTCAAAGAAGAGTTAATCAAAGAACAGATGTATCAGTTATTGCAGAAAGAACATCAACCTTTACACAACAAGTTATTACAAGATGGTACGATCCTCTTGCACAATCATTTGATGTGGGAGATCCAAATGGTGTATTCATTACTTCTGTTGATTTGTATTTCTCAACAAAAGATGAAGAATTGCCATGTAGTGTAGAACTTAGAACATGTGAGTTGGGTACACCAACAACTACAGTTATTCCATTAAGTAAGAAAGAACTTTTACCTTCAGATATTACTACATCTACGGATGCATCAGTAGCTACTAAATTTACTTTTGATTCTCCAATATACTTAGAAGGTGGTTCTGAATATGCATTGGTTGTTGTATCTCCTTCTACAGAATATAATATTTGGATTTCTAGATTAGGTGAAGAGGATATCTCAACAACTGGACTAGCAGAATCACAAAAAGTAATTATTACCCAACAACCATATCTTGGTTCATTATTCAAGTCACAAAATGCTTCTACTTGGACAGCTTCTCAGTTAGAAGATATGAAGTTTACTCTGTATAAAGCAGAGTTTACCTCTGGTACTACGGGAACAGTTAACTTCTTTAACCCAGAATTGAATGTTGGAAATAATGAATTTGTAGAACTTAATCCAGATCCAATTCAGGTTGTATCTAAGAGAGTTACACTTGGATTAACTTCATCAATTGCTGATAGTATCGATACTTTAGGTATTGCTACTGGTGTTGCAATTGCTCAGACTGGTTCTGGTTTATCTGGTGGTGTTGGAAACATTATTGCTATTGGTGGTTCTGTTGTAAGTAGTGGTTCTACTGATGGATTATTAGCAGTGAATCCTGGTTCTGGATATACTGTTGCGACTACAGAAGGAATTCAACCATACACCATTACAGGTACTGGTTCTGGAATGCAAATAACTGTCCAAGTTTCTACTGCTGGTTCTGTTTATCAGGATCCTAATAATAAGGCAGGATTAGTTGGACTTGTTAGTGTTACTGATGGTGGTAGAGGATATAAGATTGGAGATGTAGTTGGTATTCCAACTGCTTCGATGAATGGAATAGGAACAGGAGCACAACTCTCTGTTGTTTCTATTGGATTCACTAACACATTATTCTTAGATAATGTTCAAGGAGACTTTGTTGCTGCTGGTTCCAGCATGACTTATGTTACCAATACTGGTATCAGATCTGAAATTAATGGTGAAGGTTCTAATGTAACCATTCTTTCTGGACAAGCAATTACAGATCCTTATTATGATGGTAAGTCTATTAAGGTTCGTCATAGAAATCATGCTATGCATGAATCCAATAACCTTGTTAAAATTGAAGGTATAGTAAGTGATATTGCTCCTACTTCATTAACTGCTGCTTATGGTAGAGATAACACTGGAGATTTAGTTGTAAGTGCTGGTACTGCATTTACTGATTTTGAAGGTGTTGGTGTTGGTACAACTAACCCTGGTTATCTTAAGATTGGTAATGAGATTGTTCAGTATACTTCGGTTGATGGTAATACTATCAGTGGTATAACCAGAGCACAAGATTCAACTCTTGCATTTACTCATCCAGTAAATCAACTTGTTTATAAGTATGAATTTAATGGAGTATCTTTAAGAAGAATCAATAAACAACATAATATGTCTGAGGTTGCTAATCAGGGATCTCATCCAATTACAATGGATACTTATTTTGTTGCGATTGATACTGATGGAACATCATCTGATGGTGTAGGAATTGGTGTTAGTAGAACTGCAAGTGCTAATGGATTCCCAAGTCTATACTTTAAGGATGTGAAGAGTGGTGGAGAGTCAAGAGTTAAGGCATCTCAGAATATTCAATTTGAAGCAATTACACCTAACTTCCAAACTTTAGTTCCTAAAGGTACTAATATTATTTCTAGAGCTAGAACTATTAGTGCTAGAAGTGTAAGTGGTATTGAGACATCCTTTGAAGATAAAGGATTTGAATCTATTGCTCTTAATAGAACTAATTTCTATGACAATCCACGTATGATTGCTTCTAAAGTTAATGAGGATAGTAAATTAACCTCATTACCTGGAAACAAATCATTTAATATACAATGTGATATGACTAGTAACGATGCTAACGTATCACCTGTTATTGATATAGATAGAGTTAGTGCAATTCTGACAACTAATAGAGTTGATGATACTGTTGGTGTTTTTGCAACAGATCCTTTAGTTAAGATTCCTGGTGAAGATCCTACTTCAGCAACTTATGTTACTAAGAATGTAGGACTTAAGGTTCCTGCTACAGGAATTAGAGTTATGTTCTCTGCTAATAGAGCAAGCACTTCTGATATCAGAGTTGCATATGCTCTCTTTAGAAAGGATGATAATGAAAATGAACTTCGTTATCAGTTATTCCCAGGATATGATAATCGTGATGAAAATGGTGATATCATAGATCCTAAGAATAATTCTGGACTTCCTGATTCATTTGTTGCTCCTACATCTGATAGGAATAACTTCCGTGAGTATGAATTTACTGTCGATTCTCTTAAAGAATTTGATGGATTTAAAATTAAAGTTATGATGACTGCAACTAATCAGGCTCATCCTCCTAAGTTCTCTGAATTCAGAGCGATTGCATTATCATGATACCAGTAAAAGACAATCATGCTCTTTATAGAGATGAAGAATCAAATGCGATTATTTCAACTGATGTTTCAGAACATCAAAAATATATTCAAGCTCGTAATCGTAAAAAAAGTGAGAGAGCAGAAATAGATGAACTTAAAGGTGAACTCAAAGAGATTAAGGAAATGTTAAGGAGTATCGTAAATGGCAACTAGAACCTTCACATTTGATTCAACTTCTGACTATCCATCTGTTGTGGATTTGGTAGTCAATGTTGGTGCTTCATTTACTTGTACATATACAGTAAATGATACATCTGGTACTGCAATAGATTTTACCAACTATACTGCAGAATCTTCTCAGATGGCAAAGTACGTTGGTGCTGGTGTAACCGCAACATTCTCAGTTGGGTTTTCTAGTGCTTATGATGGTAAAATGTTTATTGGGTTAACAACAACTCAGACTTCAGAATTAAAAGAAGGAAGACATGTATATGATGTTAATGTTAAGACAGGAGACACGGTTTATAGGATAGTTGAGGGGCAAATAATGGTTAGGGGTGGTATATCATCCACTCTTTGATAAATACTTAGAAAACTGGGAATATGTCAAAGCCAGCTTCGAGAACTGAATTAATCGATTACGCTAAGAGGCAACTTGGTGCTCCCGTTCTCGAAATAAATGTTGCTGATGAACAAATCAGCGATTTATTAGATGATGCATTCCAGTTTTGGAATGAGAGGCATTATGATGGTGTCGTGAAGATGCCTATGAAATATCAATTTACGGCAGATGATATTAATAGGGGAAATGGTTCTGTAGGTATTGTAACAACAACAGTAACGCAGCCAGCAAGCACTGGTATAGGAACTACTTCTGGTGCTGATGCTACGTTTGAATTTACTGAGAATAGTAATTATATTAAGATGCCTGATAGTATTATCGGTGTTAATAAGATATACAGGTTTGATGGTTCTAATACCATGACTAATAATATGTTCAGTGTGAAATATCAGTTATTCTTAAATGATGTTTATTACTTTGATTCACTTGAATTGTTGACATATGCAATGACGAAGACGAAGTTAGAAGATATTGATTTCCTATTGAATACAGAGAAGCAAATTAGATATAATATTAGACAGGATAGACTATATCTTGATATTGATTGGGGTAGTGTTTCAATCAATGATTATATTATTATTGATTGTTGGAGGGTTCTTGATCCATCAGATTCTACTAAAGTTTATAATGATAGATTCTTAAAGAGATACTTTACTGCTTTATTAAAGAGACAGTGGGGCCAGAATCTGATTAAATTCCAAGGAGTTAAACTTCCTGGTGGAATTGAATTGAATGGTCGTCAGATTTATGATGATGCTCAACTTGAATTAGATAAGATTCAGGAGAGAATGACTTGGGATTATGAAGAACTACCACTTGATATGATAGGCTAATGGCATTAAATCCATTTTTCACACAAGGAACCAAAAACGAACAGAATTTGGTTCAGGATTTAATCAACGAACAGTTGAAGATGTATGGTGTTGAGTGCTATTATCTTCCTCGTAAATACTTAACAACTAACACTGTTATTAGAGAAGTAGTTCAGTCTAAGTTTGATGATGCTTATCCATTAGAAGCATATGTCAATAACTACGATGTCTATCAAGGAAATGGTACAGTATTGTCGAAGTTTGGTATTGAAGTTCAGCAAGATATTAACCTTACCATATCCAAAGACAGGTTCGAGAATTATATCACCCCTCTTATTAGAAATGAGTCGGGAATTAAATTATCCACCAGACCAAAAGAAGGAGATATTATCTGGTTCCCGCTTGATGATAGACTATATGAAATCAAGTTCGTTGAACATGCGAAACCCTTCTATCAATTAAAAGAACTTTATGTCTATGAATTACAGTGTGAAGTATTCCGTTATGAAGACGAAACGGTTGATACTGGAATTGGTTCTATTGATGACGAAACAGAAGAAATTGGATATTCCCAAACTCTCACACTTACTGGTGTCGGAACAACAGCTACTGCTGTCACCACATTTAGAAACGGCGGTATTCAGTTCATTGATCTCCTTAACTCTGGAAGTGGATACAGAGCAACACCCACAGTTGCAATTTCTTCTGCTCCAGCTGGCGGCATTACAGCTACTGCTGTAGCAATAACAACAAGTGCAGTTGGATTGACAACATCCTTTGCTATTGAAAGTATACGTATAACCAATCCTGGTGCAGGATACTTATCACCACCATCTATATCTTTCCAAGGTGGAGGAGGAACAGGTATTGCTGTAACCGTTGGTATTGCAACTACAGGTACTGTTGGAGTTGTTACTATTACTGACGGTGGAGATGGTTACTATGGAACTACTCCTACAGTAACGTTTACTGCTCCAACAACTGGCACAACTGCAACTGGAGAGGTAGTAGCAGTTGGAGGAACTGTTAGGTCTGTCAGAATAGTTAATGCAGGTGCTGGATATACCGAAGTACCTACTGTCACTATTAGTAATCCTGGATTACTTGGTTCTGGTGACTTCTACTTTAATGAAGAGGTTACTGGTGGAACCACAGGAACCAAAGCAAGAGTCAAGTCTTGGGATGCAACGACTAAAACTCTTGTGGTTGGTATTGCAACAGGAACATTCCTCCAAGGAGAATCTATTACTGGTGAAGAATCTTCAGCAGTTTATACTCTTGCAGTTGATACTACTGATGATATAGTAACACCATATGCAGAAAATCAAGTTATACAATCAGAAGGAGATGATATACTAGACTGGACACGTTCTAACCCATTCGGAGATGCCTAATGCCACTTCCAGAAATTACTTATGATCCTTGGTTCCACGATAAACCTCACCCCCATGATAGTATGCCAATAGCAACAGACGAACCTATTGATACATCACCATCAGAAATTCAACCACCTGGTGTAGATGAAGAAGATAAAACTATACATGAAAAGATGTATGAAATTGCCACTGCAAAGTATAATCCTTTTGCTGTAGGTGGTTCAGAGAGTATTCATGATTTCTAAAGTTGTTAAATAGTAAGTAGTATAGAACTGGTTATCATCTGTGTTTGAATATTTCTATCATGAGATTCTGCGAAAAACCGTAATTGGTTTTGGTACGCTTTTTAATAACATAACTATAAAGCATCTTGACAGTAATGCTAAGGCTGTTAGTGTTATGAAAGTGCCACTTGCATATGGTCCTATCCAAAAGTTTTTGGCAAGGATAGAGCAAGCACCTGATTTAAAGAATGCACAGACTTTAACACTTCCCAGACTATCATTTGAATTTACTGGACTTAGTTACGATCCTACAAGAAAAGTAACTCAGACTCAAACTTTTTTAACTGCTCC